ATTTAGTCGTATAAATAGTACTATGGCAGCAGTAGCAAATTTAACGATAGATCAAGGTGCTTCTTTTAGTTCATCTGTAACAGTAAAAGACGCAAATGGAGACGCATTTGATTTAACTGGTTTTACAACAGAAGCTAAAATGGCGTTGGGTTATACTTCGACAAGAACAAGAACCACAATAACAACGACATTTGATTCTGATAGAACAACAGGCATTATTAATCTATCTTTAACTGCAACTCAAACTGCGGCTTTAGACGCTCCTGCTAGATATGTTTATGATATAGAAATAACATACACGGCAGACAGCTCGGTAACAAGAGTCATAGAGGGAATTATAACCGTACGACCTAACGTGACTACATAAATAAGTGAACAATAACATATGTTAAGGAGTAAATTAAAATGAGTAGTGAATTGAATACACAAAAAACTGAAACTGCACCTCAGGTGCCAAGTATCTTTATCAATGGTAAAGAGTACAAACAAAACGAATTATCGGGTGATTGTTTAAACGCTATTGCTGTAAGACAAGATTTACAAGCAAATAGAGTTAGACACGTGGTAGAAGTTGAGAAAATTGACGTTCTAACAAAATATTATGACGATAAAATTGAAAAAGAACTTGCAAAAAAAGACGACACTAAATCTGCAAATGGTGCCGAAACTGCGTCAAACGTAGCAACAGCTGCTGACGCAAAAACAGCAAACTAATTCAATAAATTTCAACATATATCCTCTTAATTATATAAATATATAAATATAAGTATCTTGTATAAAAAGAGGGTATATGGCAAACGTAACAGCAAAAATTAACGCAACAACAGCAGCGGGTCCTAAACAGGTTTCCGTAACCGTTCCCGCAACTACAACAAAATTAAACAGATTACAAGACGTAAATGTGACATCATTGGCCGATGGAGCATTACTTCAATATGACAATAATACTAAAAAATGGACAAGTAGAAATGATATAATAACCGATACTGGTGGTGATTTGATATTAAACGGTGGCACATTTTAACAGGAGAGAGAATAAATGGCAACAATAATCAAAATAAAACGAACTACAGGTGCTACTGCTCCTAGTGGTTTGAATCAAGGAGAGTTGGCTTACGTTTATGACACATCCGCAACCAATAACGGTGTAGGTGGTAATGGTTATAGACTTTTTATAGGTGATCCAACTTCAACATCAAATTCACCTATCGAAATTGGTGGTGAATATTTTACAAATCTTTTAGACCACGCACACGGAACAGTAACAGCTGAGTCAGGTGTTATTGTAGACTCTAATAAAAAAGTTAATGAGTGGAATGTAGATAATTTAAAATTAGACGGTAATGCGTTTACATCAACAAACACAGATGGAGATATTACAATTACTCCAAATGGCACTGGTAAATCAATTATAACAAACATTTACACAGATGCTTCAACATCATTACAAGAATACATTGAAGATATTTCTGGCGGACAAATACAAGCTGGAGAAGGTATTGATGTAGTCTATGACGATGGTGCTGGAACAACCACAATTTCTGGAGAAGATGCTTCTGATACTAACAAAGGTATTGCTTCTTTTTTAGCTGCTGACTTTGATGTTTCATCAGGTGCTGTTTCACTAGAAGATACAGTTGTTAAAACTGTTACAACAGATAGTGGTGCAATGACACCATCTTCACACTCTTTCTCAGTATTGGGTGGAGAAGGAATGGATGTCACTCATACAGGAACAACAATTACTGTTGCAGGAGAAGACGCTACTTCATCAAACAAAGGTGTTGCTTCTTTTGACTCTACTGACTTTACTGTTACATCAGGTGCTGTTGCTGTAAATGCAATTACACTTGGTTCTTCATCTTTAAATCCAGGTGCAACAACAACTGATATTGCAGGATTAACATCTTTAGTTGTTGACAATGTTAGTGTAGATGGTTCAACTATCACATCAACATCTGGCGATTTAACATTAACTGCTACAAGTGGTGATATTGATGTTAATTCAAATAAAATTGTAAATGTTGCAACACCTGTAAATGATACAGATGCTGCTAACAAAGCATATGTTGATGCTGCTAGAACAGGATTAGATGTAAAAGCATCTGTTAAAGTTGCTACAACAGCAAACATTACACTTTCAGGAACACAAACAATTGATGGAGTTGCCCTATCAGTTGGTGATAGAGTTCTTGTTAAAAATCAAACAAATAAAAGTCAAAATGGTATCTATGTTGTTGCTTCAAGTTCATGGTCAAGAGCTACTGATGCTGATGAAAATGCTGAAGTTACTTCAGGAATGTTTACATTTGTTGAACAAGGTACAGTTAACTCGGACACAGGTTTTGTACTTACAACTGACGGTGCAATAACAGTAGGTACTACAAACCTAGACTTTACATTGTTCTCTGCTTCAGGTACTTTAATTGCTGGAGATGGTTTAAGTAAAAACGGTGACACATTAGAAGTTAATGTTGGAAATGGTCTTCAAATTGCTTCAGACAACGTAGAACTTGCTTCTTCAGTTGCTGGGCAAGGTTTAACATTCTCAGCTGGAGTTATTGATGTAGTTGGTACTACAAATAGAATAGACGTAACTGCTGATAAAATTGATATTTCAACTTCTTATATTGGACAAACATCAATCGTTGAATTAGGTACAATTACTACTGGTACTTGGAATGCTGACGTTATTAATGAAATTTATGGTGGTACTGGACAAAATTCATACACTACTGGTGATATTTTATATTCAGATGGTGCAAACTCACTTGCTAAATTAGCATTAGGTGCTAATGGTAAGATTTTGCAATCAAATGGTACAAATGTTACATATGGAGACATTGACGGCGGTACTTACTAATAGTCGTTAATAATAAAAAAATATGGCGACTGTTATTAAATTAAAGAAAAGTGAAACTGCAAGTTCAGTTCCAACAACTAGTGATTTGGTTGTAGGAGAAGTTGCAATCAACACAGCTGATCAAAAAATATATGCTAGGTCTAGTACTGGTATAGTTGAAGTTGCTAATGCAACAGCTTCGACAGGTATCAGTAATGACGATGCTACAGCACTTGCAATTGCGTTAGGATAATAAATGGCAAATACATTTAAGACTAAAACATTTGGTGGTGGAAGTACTGCTGCAAGTACATCCATGACAATCTATACTGTACCTTCATCTACTACTGCTGTTGTATTAGGACTTACTCTCTCAAATATTTCTGCAACAAACATAGAAGTTACAGTTACTTTAGAAAATAATGATGGTGATAATGTTAGTATTGTAACTAATGCTGAAATACCAGGCAAAGCATCACTTGAAATCATGTCAGGAAACAAATACGTAATGGAGACTGCCGATGTTTTAAAAGTTACATCTAACACCGATAATAGTGTTGATACAACTTTAAGCATAATGGAGATTACGTAAGATGGCTACATATCTAGGTAAGGCACCTGCTCGTCTGGCAATCGTTGCTGACGATCAGATAACTTCAGCAAAAATTGTAGATAATACAGTTACATCGGCCGATATACTCAACGCTACAATTACTGGTGCTGATCTAGCATCAGATATTAGCATTACATCAACAGGTAATTTAAATTTTAGTTGTAATTGTGCTACAATTAAATTAAATGGTAATCATCCATCGGGTAATTTTAACGTTGCACTTGGTAGTACAGCTGGACAAATAAACACTGGTGATTCAAATGTTGCTTTAGGTCACGCTGCAATGCAGGCCTCTACATGCGCTTGTCATAATATTGCAATAGGTAATGCAACTTTAGTTGTTGGTTCAACTGTAGCATGCAATGTTGCCATAGGCTCTTCAGCACTTAGATGTTCTACAACGGGTTGTTATAATATTGCTATTGGTGATAATGCAGCTAGAAATCAAACTGTAAGTGGAAACATTGCAATAGGTTATCAAGCACTTTGTTCAAATGATGTAGGTTTGTATAATACTGCTATTGGTTATCAGGCAATGTTAAATACAAACACTGCTGCTGGTTCATATAACACAGCACATGGATATCAGGCATTATACTCAAACACAACTGGAGAAAAGAATACAGCCATTGGTTACCAGTCAATGTACAGCAACACTACTGGAGAGTACAATGCGGCTATAGGTACTGACTCATTGAGAAGTAACACTATTGGTCAACAAAACGTGGCATTAGGCCATAATTCATTATACTGCAATACTGAAGGCTTTGGCCAAGTAGCTGCGGGATACAAAACACTTTTCAATAATACAACTGGTAACTACAACGTAGGTTTTGGCGCTTATGCGTTAGAATTTAATACTACAGGAAGTTGTAACGTTGCTTTAGGATATGAAGTATTAAAATGTAATACAACAGGTTCACAAAACGTTGCTATAGGATATCAGTCAATGTATGCAAATACCACAGGACAATATAATGTTGCTTTAGGATATCAAGTTTTAAAATGTACCACTATAGGAAATACCAACGTTGGTGTAGGATATTGTGCTTTATTTAATAATACAACTGGTTGTGATAATGTGGCTGTTGGACATTTAGCTGCTAGAGATAATACAACAGGTGTGTTTAATGTTGCTATTGGATATAATGCATCACTACTTAATAGTATAGGAACAAGAAATGTAGCTGTTGGAACATGTTCAATGATGTTAAATAGATGTAGTTTCTGTAATATAACAATAGGTGCTAGAGCAGGTTACTCGATTGGAAGAGAAGTTGGTGGACTTTGTTGTACAGCTAATGTAAACGTATTAATAGGTGCAGACGCTGGATTTGGGATGTTAGAAGGTAATGCTAATGTGGCTGTAGGTACTTCTAATTTATGTTTAAATTCTGGTGGTTGCAATTCAGCAGTTGGGCATGCTATTTTGCCAGTTAACACTACTGGTTTTGCTAACGTTGGTATGGGAGCATATGCTTTACAATATAATACCACAGGTTCTTATAATGTTGCAATAGGAATGCAAGCTTTAAATCATAATACAACAGGACAATGTAATGTTGCTATAGGACATGCTGCTTTGTTTTGTAATGTTTCAGGTGTAAAAAATGTTGCTTTAGGACATAATGCAGGTTTCTGTACGTTAGCATCTTCAGGTGTTTATATTGGTGAATGTGCAGGAAGAACTTCACAATGTACTAATATTGCAATTGGAAGATTTGCATATATGTGTGGTACTGGAACTACAAATACTATAATTGGTGGTACTACATTTTGGCAGTCATCAACGGATAGTAGTTACAATGTTATAATAGGAGGTTCTTCACATACTGAAGCCTTTACATCCCCTATCTTTAATGTTGTATCAATAGGTTTAGAGTCTGGTCAATACGCTTGCGCTTCTGATTCAATTTACATAGGTAGACAAGCTGGTCAAAATAACGTATGTCCTGGTGCAATTTACATAGGGATGCAAGCAGGTAGAAACAGCACAACAGCTAGTCAAAACGTTGCGATTGGATGTGGCGCAATGTATTATAATACTATAGGACCATGGAATACAGCTGTTGGTGATGTTTCATTACATTGTAATACTGTTGGATGTGGTAATGTAGCTATTGGTAGAGAGTCTATGTTTAATAACACAACAGGTAATTTTAATTCTGTTGTAGGAAATAAAGCAGGTTGTACTTTAACAACAGGATCAAATAATACAGTTATTGGTTATAACGCTCAACCATCTTCAGCAACAGTTTCAAATGAAATTACTTTAGGTGATGCTAATGTAACTGATCTTAGAGTGCCAGGAGCTGGTTTTTACATTGATGGTGGTAACGTAGGGATTGGTACAAGTGCTCCAAATACAAAATTAGATGTAGCAGGAGACACAACAATCACTAAAAATGATACACCATTATATTTAAATAGAACTGGTTCAGATGGAGAAATTGTAAGATTTTCAAAAGATGGAACTTCAAATGGTCAAATAGCCACTCTTAGTGGCAAAATGTATATTGGAACTGGAAATGCAAACTTTAGATTTAGAGATGATTTAAATTCAATTATTCCTGCTAACTCAAATGGTTCAAACTCTGATGCTGATTTAGATTTAGGTTATTCAACTGTTAGATGGAGAAGATTATATTTATCTGAAGGTGCTTATCTTGGTGGCACAGGCACAGCAAACTTATTAGATGATTACGAAGAAGGAACTTTTACACCTACATTTAGCTCTGGTGTAACTGGCAGTAGTTACGTCTATCAAACAGGAAGATATACAAAAATTGGAAATCAAGTCTTTTTTCAAATCCAAATAAATGGAAGTGGATTATCAGCAACTACAGCTCAATTACAAATGAGTGGATTGCCTTTTACTTCTTTAAACGCTGCACCTTATGGTGGAGGTGCAGTTAATTATTCTGCTAATTTTAAAAGTGATGGAGACATTACTGTTCATAAAGGTGCAAACGATAATATACTTTATTTTTATAACTATGATGGAAGTGGTTTATTAGGAACTGAAACTACAAATATAAATTCCTCACTTTTAATTCATGGTCAATATATAACAGATTAACAATAATAGGAGAAAACTATGGCAATAACTAAGGAGACACAGATTGGTAAAATCGAAGTGGTCGGAAAATACAAATCAGTTCAAGTGCGAACAGATATTGTAGTTATGGAAGATGGTGAAGAACTATCCAGAAAGTATCATAGACATGCTTTAATGCCAGATGCAGATATATCTGCTGAACACTCAGAAGTTCAAGCAGTATGTAACGCAGTCTGGACACAAGATGTTAAAGATGCTTATGCAGCTTTTAAAGCAAGCCAAGAAACACCAGAATAATAAACAGTTAATTTATATATAAATAGAATTATATAATGGAGGAATTATGGAACTAAACACATATATTGTTGAAGGTGGTGTGGGCAAATGCTCATCTTTTACAGCACTAGTAGATAAACTAAAAGAAAAAGCAGGACAACCAATTCAAGTATATACACCGTATGTACAATGCTTTGCAAACAATCCAAATGTTAAACTTGCATTTGAACAAACTTTACCTTTAAACGACAAACGAATAATGGACTCAAATAACATATATTATTCTGAGCCATATAAATCTAATTTTCAATTTGGTAATCAACATCTAATTGAGGCCTATTCAAATTTACATGACGTAGAATTTGAATCTACAATGGTACCTAAGATGTTTACAGATCATCTAAAACCTCAAGTTGACAAATGGAAAACAGATAATAAAATTAACGAAGATTACATACTTGTACAATTTACAGGTGGCCAAAGTGGTTGGACTGGTGGTGCTGCAAATACACCATATAATAATACAAATCCAGGACGTATCTATCCACAATGGTTAGCACAAACTGTAATTAACGCAATTAAACAAAAGTATCCTAAATGTACAATTATTGACTGTACATTACCAAATGAACCAGCATATGCAGGTACCATTAAGTGTAATTTACACTGGTCAGGTTTACATGAACTATTAAAAGATGCTCGTACATTTATAGGTATTGACTCTTGTCTTCAACATTTTGCAGCTTCAACTAAAAAAAGAGGTATTGTAATTTGGGGAAGTACAAAGTGGACTCAATTTGGGTACACGCATCATACAAATTTACAATTTCACATGGGATCAAAGTGGAATGACAATAAATTTGATCCAAATGATCCTAGAAATGCAATGGTAGAACCTGAAAAAGTTTTTAGTAATTTTGAAAGTTTATACAATAATTACAAAGAAAAAGAAGTAAGGTGTGCTAAGGAGTAATGTGGCAAGAAGAAGTTAAAGATGTTTTATGGAAAAATGAAAACTTTTTAACTAACGAATTTATTGATAAGATTTTAGAGTATAGTAATAATCATGGCCTTGTTGAAATAGAACAAAAAGATACCCATTACGAAGCTTACGCTGACGCAATACGTTATCGACCTGAATTTACTAATCCTATATTGTCTGAATTAAACAAACAGTATAAAGTCTTATTTAATAAAACCACTCAAACAACAGGTATGAGTTCTTTACAGTTTGTAACAAAACGTTTTGTTCCAAATAAATCCTTTTATAAGTTACATAAAGAACTACCTGTTGTTTATGGTGACTGTGTGTTTATGTTTTATCTAACTGATGAAACAGATGGTGATTTAGTCTTACCAGACTTTAATTATCGTATCACACCTAAAAAAAATACTTGCGTAATAATGAAAACAGGTCACTTTCATTTGGTTGAAAATTGCACAGGACAACGTATAGTTATTACTGGATGGCCTTTTGCACCACACAGTAGATTAACTAAAAATGTAAGAAAAAACTATGATAAACTGTAGAAACAGTTATTATAAATAGTATATAACTATAGTTATAATTAAGGAGACATATATATGGCACATTCAGATGACGCAACAAAAACACTTGAAAAAGCAGTTCCTACTACAAATACAGACGGTAATGTAGTAAGATGGGACATAACTTATTCTTATGAGAAAAATGAATACAAATCAGAATATTCTCAGGAAATACACCAAACTGAAGAAGGTGAAGAAAAGTTTGCTCTAAAAGCTCCAAGTGCTTTTACTAAATCAGAATTAGTCGCTTTACTACCAATTTCACATTGGAACAATGTTTATGACAGTCAATACGAGTCTACTCATCCAGAAGTAGAACCAGCTGCAGAAACAACCGATGGTGAATTTGACGTATCAGCACTTTCTGACTAACAAAATTTTAAAAGTATATTATGAAAAAGATTTTAGTTGGTACGCCAGCACATGATGGAAGAGTTGAAGTATATTATGTAAACTCTTTGATGCAGACTATACGATACATGGAAAG